TTGGATGACGCTGGTATTGTCAAAGGCGGCGGCATAGGTGTCCACCGTGCTGAACACGGCATTTGCCCCAACGGCGTTGGCGCGGATGAAGCCTTCAAGGCCCCGGTTGGTTCCCGCCGTCACGCGGAAGCGGTAGCCGCCCACGTTGCGGGCCATCGTTAGGGTCGAGGTGAAGCTGTTGGTCGTGCCCGCCGATGCGGTGAAGGACGGGCCTACCGGGTGAACAAAGCCCGCAGCGCCCGCACCATAAGTGCCCGCCGAGCCCGAGTTCGGCAGTTGCGCGAAGGCTTCTTCCTGCTTGTTATACCAGTAGATAGCCGACACGCCCGTCACGTAATAGGCTTGACGGCCAACGTCGGTGGGAAGGTCGGGCACAAGCCCCTGCGTTTGACCGAGGTTCAGGTTGTCGCCCACGAAGATCGTGCCCGCAGCGGACGTAACCGGGGCGGGAGTAAAGACGGGCTCCCAAATCTTGCGGTGGACCTTCTTGCGGAGATTGAGCGTCAGCGACATGTCTCAGACCTGAATGTTGGCATAGATGTGCTGCGGCAGGGATGCCGGGTGATATTGCTGCGACTGCGCCACGACCAAATGATTGCTGGTCGAAAAGGCCGGGGAGGAACCGCCAGAAGTGATTTGCGGCGTGCCACCGGCGATCTGGTTGATGTTGAGTGGCGCATTGTTCTGGATGGTGACTTGGAAATCCGCCTGTGTAGAGTTCCGAACCGTGAGCGACGGCGCACCCGCCGCCGAGCCCATCTGCCAGACCGAACGCAGGATCATTGCGATGGTGTTCAGCAGTTCCTGTGTATAGGCGTTGTCCTCGGCCACCGACCGGACCAGAAGGGCGAGTTCGTTGCCGACCGGATCGGCCGTCCCGCCTTGAACGTCGCCCTGGTTTACACCGTCGCCGCCAAGCGTGACCTTGATGCGCTGATGAAGGTTGCCGCCAATGTCGTCCGCCGCGATGGATGCGCCGGACCCGGGTGTGTAGCCTACGTTGTCAGCCATGGCCCCTTACCCGTGCGTGATCGTGGCTGCGGTCAGGTCGACGCTCTGGCCGGAGGTGAACGTCGTGGTGCTGACGATGACGTTCGTGCCGCTGGTGCCGACCGTCAGGCCGTCGCAGACCACGGTGCCGGTGGAATCCTTGAACCGGGCCAGCGCCGCGGTGCCGTTGTTTGATGCCGTGGTGCTGATCGGCAGGGCGCTGAACGACAGCACGCCGCTGGACACGGTGCCGCACGGGTCGTCCAGCGTGACGGTCGCCAGCACGGTCGTGTAGCTGGTTGTGCAGATCTCCAGAGTGCCGGGTCCCGCGCCGCCGTCGATGGCGTCGCGCACCGCCGTCATGCGGGTGTTCTTGACCGTGGTGCTGTAGTTAACCGCCATTGGTCACACCCCGCAGAACGGCCAGGAAGTCGCGCGTGGCGCCTTCAAGCGTCGCGGCGGTGGACTCGGCCTCGGCCTTCTTGGCAAGGGCGTCAGTGAGCGCGGCCTGCGCACTCGCGGACGCCTTCTCGATGTCGCCCGCCTCGGCCTTGGCCGCCCGGACCAGTTCCAGCGCCTCGGCCTTGGCGGCCTTGAGCGCCTTGTCCGCCTCGGCCTTGAGCGCCTTGGCGTCTGCTTCCGCAGCCGCCTTGGTCTGGCCCGCCTCGGTGAGCAGCGTGTTGGCCTTGCTGACCATCTCGTCGGCGGCGACCTTGGCCTTGGCCGTGATGCCCTCGGCTTCGGTCTTGGCCTTGGCGACCTTCTCCTTGGCCTCGGTCAGTTTGGCGTTGGCCTGCTCGAAGGCTTGAGCCGCGTCGCCCGCGATGCCGAGGTCCTGCTTGGCCTTGACCGCAGTCTCCTCGGCCTGGCGCAGCATGTTGATGCGGTCGGCGAACGCCGTGCCGCCCTCGGCGGCCAGCGCCACCTTGGCGGCGAAGTCCGAGGCGCCGCCCCCGGCAGACAACCCGTTGTCCGACATGTCCTACCCTCTTAGTTCGACGCCACGCCCGACTGGACGAGGGTCAATGCTGCTGTGCCGGTGCCGGCGGTGACGGTGACGCGGATCCCGCGAACGGCGAAGGCGTAGTTGCTGACCGCGCTCGCCGTCTGCGCGGCAAGGGTCGTGTGCGGGAACCAGGTGGCCGTGGCGGGATTGAAAGTGGTGGCGAACACGTCGTCGAACGTGTGCTCGACCGTGTAGGTGACGGTGCCCGTCACCTTGACCGCAACCCCGATGTTGAAGGGGTTGAGCATGTAGTCAGAAACGACAACGGTGCTGCTGCCGGCGCCGGTCTGGCTGACTGTCACTGGACGCATGGTGTCGTCTCCGAAAGGGGTGAGGGCCGATCCGAAGACCGGCCCCCGAACTTAGATGCCCGTGGTCTGGACGTAGTTGACGGTCACGCGGACCTGACCGGCAGTCGGCTGACCGACAGAGGTCACGGTGGCCACGAACGGGGTCGTGGTGCCGATGTCGTCCATGGCCGCCAGTTGCGCCGCCGAGAAGGTCGGGATCGTGCGACCCGCCGTCTTGGCGTTGACGCCCGAGACGTACTGGGTGCCCGCAGCCGCGGTGCCCGCCGTCAGCGTCGCCGAGGTGGCGCTGTTGTAGGCGGTCAGCACGTCGCAGATGACGTTCACGATCTGGCTGTTGACCGGCAGATTGATCGTGCCGTTCTGGACCAGGGTCGCGTCGAAGTTGATCAGCATGGTCTGCGAGAGCACGGCCAGGCCGACGTTTACGCCCGCAGCCCCGGCTTGGATATCGCCGGAGGCCAGAGGGCCGCTGAAGTGAGTCTGAGCCATTTGGCGAGTCTCCGAGAGGTTACAAGGCTACGGGAGAGGGGCCGGGATTGCTCCCGGCCCCAAGCCCTTAGACGCCAGCGGTACCGTAGACACCGCGGGGGTCCGTCCATCCAAATGCATATCGCTCCGTGGCCTTATATCGCATGGAGTCGGTCTCGAAGTCGCCTTCCATGGACTTCTCCAGCCCGCGACGCTTGGCCAGCTTCAGGCCCTCGGGCGCATCGGTCTGGACCCACCAAGCGGTGGTCGAGGTGATACGCGAGAGGTTGGCCTGACCGCCGTCCAGCAGCCCCATCGACTTGACGGGGTTGATGTCGTTGTTGGCGGTGCCGGCGCGGAGCGCGGAGTTGAGGAGGACCTCGGCCTGGAAGGTGTTGGACGGGCCAACGACCAGCTTCTTCGGCGTCAGACGGATGCGCTTGCCGTTGTTGTCCACGGCGTTGCGGATCTGAATGAGCATCTGCTCCAGCGAGGTCTGAGACAGCGCCGCAGCGGTGTTCAGTTGGTTGGAGAAGGTGCCGGTGGCGATGGGGTGGTTGTTGGCCACCAGAGCCACACCGTCACCGCCCTGATACGAGCCGTTGAAGGCGCGGTTCAGGACGTTGGCGCCGAGGGTCTCCTTGGTCTCGACCAGGGACTGGGCGAGGTGCTTGGAGTAGGTCGTGCCGATGCGAACGTGGTCGCCGTCCTCGACAAGGACCTTGGTCAGGGCGAAGGCCAGACCGTAGACCTTGTAGATGTACCGCTGAACGAACAGGATGCCGCCCGACTGGTAGGTGACGGGCATACCATCCGGCAGTTCGGGCGCAGCGCCCATGCCGTACATGACAGGCTCTTCGTGGTAGTTCCGCGGGATGCCCGAGAACTCGTTGAAGACCTGCTTCCACTCGTCGGCCCGCTGGTCGTAGACGCCGTTGAACGATTCGTTCAGGATCGGCTCGACGATGGACCGGAAGTCGGTTGACCTCATGGGATTAGCCATTGCGTGGGTCCTCCTTAGAAGGCGACGCGGTCAGCGACGAACTGGTGTTCGGCGATCTGGACCTGAAGGATGACGAAGGAGTCGCCGAACGCATTGTCGGGACCGGGCGAGACGTTGAGGATGCGCAGCGACGCACTGGCGGCGGTCGTCAGCGTGGCGGCGTCGAGCATGAGCTGCGACAGGCCAGTGACGGTGGAGCCGGCGGTGATGGTCGTGTAGTCGGCCTGCGAACCGATGTCAGCCACGGCGATGGTCGCCGAGGACTGAATCTCGTAGACGATGGACGGGTCCACCGTGACGTAGGCGATGATGTCGGTGGCGGAGGTACCGGACGTCCACTTGTTGGACACGCGGCGCCGACCGTCGCTGTCGGTGAACTCGACACCCTGGAAGGAGCCAACGAAGCGGTCGCCGATGGCGGCAGCTTCGATGGTCCCGTTGGTGCCGATCTTCACCGGCTGGTTCTGGAGGATGTTCGCGCCGTATCCCGTGATGATCGACATGGCGACGGGACGAACCACGCCGCTGGGCGAATACACGGGACGGAGGCCGAACGGTTGGGAAGTCGCGGACATTGCGTCTTACCTCATTCGAGTGGGTTTATGGACCCGCCCTAAGAGGTGAAGACCCCCCGGGCGGAATGGCTGGAACGAAGCGCCGCCGTGCCGTCACCCATTGCGACCTGTGAGCCAGCCCTGTTGGCCTCTTCCACCAGACTTTCGGTGGTGTCGGCCATGCGTTCTTCTTCGCGGGCGGGGGCGTCGTGGTGAGCTTCCTGCATGAACGCCTCGTAGAGGTTCATGGGCAGCTTAAACGCGAGCATCTCGTTGATGCCGATGAGCCCTGCGTACTCACCCGTTTTCAGGGTGGCGTGGTCCAGGCCGGGTGCGTCTTCCGCAGTCACCGGCGTGTACCCCAGCATCATCCTGCGATGAACGCTGTCGCGGGGGTTCGTCGTCGTCAACCAGCACACATGGTAGCCGGGGATCGGCGGCAGATCAGGCAGAGCATCGTTGAACATCTGCTGGCGGAACATTGCGAGCCGGTCGTCATCGGTCCTCACGCGGTCCTCGGTGACATTGCGGTCTTCCGAGGCGCGGGACCGGCGTCCAGCACCGATTTCCTTCTTAAGCCTATCATCGTCTTCGAGCATTGTCGCGTCCTTTTTTAGCGGGTCTTGTTGCGGTCGTACTCGGCGTACGCCTTGAGGTAGCGGTTGCGGGCGGCGGGGTCGTCCCACACGCCCGCCTCCTCCATGGCCTGACGCCGCTCGGGAGTGACGTGGACCGTGTTGCGCCGGGTGGTGGCCGGCACATGTTCGCGGGTGGCGCCCATCGGCGGAGCCTTGTTGCGCCGGGGCGCAGGGGTGGGCTCCTCGGCGGGAGCGGCGTTGCCGCCGAAGCGGGCCTCCACGCGGCGGGTCAACTCGCGGTAATAGCCCTCCGACGTCGGGTCATAGCCCTCCGCCAGCAGCCCTTGGTCGATGCGCCGGGTGAGAACCGACGCCTCGTCTTGGCCGTTGGGGTTGTACCACGGGTTGGCCTGCACCCATTGCGTGGCGTAGGTGCGCACACGCGGGTCGACAGGTGGCGCCGGGGGTTGCCGCGTCTCGGTGAACCGCTGCTGCTCGGCGGCGGCCTGATCAGCGCGGGCCTTGGCGTCGTCACGCAGGCGGATAGCCGCAGCCACGTCCTCGCCGTTGCCGGCCTCGACCGCCCGGGCGATGATCATTTCGGCCTGGCGCACCTCGTCACGGGCGGAGGCAAGCTGCTGGGTGAGGTTCGCCTCGGCCTGCGTGAGGTGGACGCCCTCGATGTTGTTGACCTTGCGGGCCAACTCCATGTTGATCTCGCGCAGGGCGCGGACCTCGGACTCCAGCCGCTCTTGAGCCTGCTTGCGGGCCTGCCGGCGCTTCTGCCGCTTGACGCGGTTGCGGTTGACGATGTCGTCTTCCGAGTCGTCCTGGCTCTCCGCCAGACGCTCATCGTCGTCATCATCGTCCTCGTCGGGCTCCTCCGCCTCGGCCTCGGGCGCCGCGGCTTGCGGCTCCTCGGGCGCTTCGGCGCCGGATTCGGGGATCTCATCGACCTCCACGATCTCCAGTTCGTCGTCTTCGGTCATCATGTCAGCCATGAACGGCTCCTTCAGGCTAGATGAAAGCCTTGATGGCCAGCGGGTCGCCGGTCACAAGGCCAAGGATGTCGAGGTCGTTGAACAGGGCGAGGATGGCTTCATCCTCTCCATCGTTCGTCATCACCGTCCAGCGATCTCCGCCGTACTTCGGGACGCGAACGAAATCGCCCGGCGCGCACCACGCACCTTCAGGCCATTCAGTCATCGTGTTGCGGTTCTTGAAGGCCAGTTCGCCGACGGCGATCACCTTGGCCACCTGAGTGTTGTAGTGCTCGGTCTCGCGGGTGTCGGCGGTCAGGATGATGCCGCCCTTCGTGACCTTCTTGGGGGTCCGAAACTGGACCAGAACCCTCGACCCGAACGGCTTGACCAGCGGGTCGCAGGGTGGGAACGCCTCGTCCACGGTGCCGTAGTCGAAGGCGATCTTGTTCGCAATGCTCTGCATGTGTGCTCCTTAGATGTCGAACTTGCCGCGTTCCGATTCCTCAAAAAGGTTCGCAATCAAGTTCCAGGCTCTCTCGTATCCCTCATAGAGGCCGACGGCTCGGCCATACTCGAAGGCGTCCCGCCCGGCGGGCGTTATCAGGAGGCTTCGGGCGACTTCAGCTTGAGTCTCCTTCAGCCTCCTGATCAGCATGTCGGGCGTCATTTGGGCGGCAGCGGCCCCTTGCGCGCGTTGTCAGGGCGCGGCTTGCCGGTCGTGGCCAGCATGTGGTGCTGGGGGACCGGACCCTTGGTCTTGTCGGTCGGCTTGGCCATCAGGAGGTGTCCTCTAGGGCTGGGGGTTGGGGTTCGGGTTCACCGCCGGCTCCTCGCCGCCCATTTGGGCGAGGGTCAGAGCCGTCTGGTTGTCGGCGTTGTTCATCGAGATGCGCGCCTGCATCTCCATGCTCGCCCGCTGGTCCTCGGCCTGCTGCCGCATCTGGTCGGCCTGCATCTCAGCGGCCAACTTGGCCTGCTGCACCTGCGTATCGACCTGATTGTCCTGCTGCTCGATCTGGAGGCGCTGGGCGTCCAGTTGTGCCTTGGCCTGGTCCGCAGCCGCGCGGCGCTGGGTCTCGGCCATGGCGGCTTGGACGGCGGGGTCCTGCGGGGCTTGCGGCGACATGGACTGGAGCATCTGCACGGCCTGCTCGATGACCGGCGGCAGGGCGCCGAACGCCTCGGCGGCGCGCTGCGACACGGTGTTCGACGCCTCCGCCAGCATCCGGTCGAAGGACTGCTTGTCCTCGACGCTCTTGTTGTCGCGCACGGCCTCGCCGATGTCCATGCCCGTGGCTTCGTTGCTCAGTTCATAGACCTGCTGGGCATACCACAGGGCCATGTGCTCCTTGATGTGGTTCAGCACGCCGGGCAGGAACTGCGGGGCGACCAGCCGGTTGGCCCCCAGCACCGGGTTCATCATGTAGCCGAGGTGCGCCGACAGGTGGGCGATGTGGTCCTGCTGCGGGAAGGCGATGACAGGCCGGCCCATGGTCATGGCCACGTTCTCGGCCACCGCGTTCTGCTCCTTGGGCTCGACGGGCGGCACCAGGAGGTCGGAGGCGTTGGGCACCTTGAGCGTCTCAAGGATGCGCTCCTCGACCTTGCGGGCGTTGTAGAGGCCCGGCTGCGCCGCCGCCCGCTGGGCGATGGTCTGGATTTGCGCGATGCGCTGGGTCTCGGAGAAGATGTTGGGGTCGCTGACCGGGATCACGTCCATCGGCCCGGCGAAGTCGGCCCGGGTCGCAATCTCCTCGCCGACTTCCTCCTCCTGCGCCTCGTCGTCGAGGTACATGCCGTTCAGGCGGTGGAGGATGTCCAGCATCCGGCCCATGGCGTTGTGCAGCCGCATGTGGATGGCGCTGAACACCACCATGCCCTGCTCGATCTTCGCCATGGTCGTGCCGACGGGCACGTTGGCGTTGCCATCGGACACGTCGTCCATGGTCGTGCGCACGACGCCCTTGCCCGACTCCACGAGGAAGCCAAGCAGTTGGAACAGCACGCCTGACGGCTGGTTGAACGGCAGCGGCATGGCGACCTTGCGGACGTCGTCCACGTTCAGGCCGCCCTCGATCTCCGCCACCTGCGTGGGCTGGACCTCAAGGCTCTGGCCGCCGATGCCGGCGCCCTTCAGCTTCAGCATGGTCTGGCTGTTGCTGATGTGCGCCGAGTCCATAAGGGCGCGCAGGGCGCCCGTCGCCGCGGCGGACAGCCCGCCGATCATGTGCGTGATGCCGATGGGGTAAGCGCCCCGCCACGGCACGAAGGGGAACTCCACGAACCACTGGAGTTCTTCCTGCGACTCGTCGTCCTCGTCCCAGTTGCGGTAGATGCTCAGGACCTTGGACGTGGCCTTGTCCACCGTGAGGATATACGGCGCCGGGCCGTCCTCGATGTCCACGGTGGTGTGGATCTCGTAGACCGTGCGCAGGCCGTCCTCGTTGTAGGCGGTCTCCTCGCGGCCCTCAATCTTGTCGTTGGCGATGTCGGCCTTGGTGCGGTCAGGGTCCATGCCCGCCGGGACCAGGTCCACGTCGCGGTACATGCCGCTCTTGACCCGCTGGTCGTAGTCCAGTTGCGTCAGGTACTGGACGTGGGTCTTGCGCTGCGCGGTGTAGAAGTTGGTCGCCGCGAACGGAATGAGCATCTCGTCGATGGCGACGAACAGGAAGCTGGGGCGGTTCTTCGCCTCGTTCCAGCCGACCTTGAGGTATTGCGCCCCGCCCAGCGGCACCTGCGTCAGAAGCTGCTCCAACTCGGAGCGGAACTCCGGGGCCTGCTTCGTCAACTGCCAGTTCATGTAGGCGGTCTTGCGGCGGGCCTTCAGCACCTTCTCGCGCGTGACCTTGCCCGGAATGAAGTCCTTGACGGGACCGCCCGCCGGGAACAACTCCTTGATGGCGCGGGACGAGAAGTCCACGCACGCCTCGGTCAGCAGCGGGTGGACCACGCGGCTCGCACCCTGGAACTGGGCGCCGCCCGGCGCGTCGTCCCCGAGGCCCGTGCGCCGGATGCCTTCCTCATACTGCTCGTCGCGCTTGGAGCGGGCCTCCTTGTCGCGGGACACGAAGTCGAGGAACTGCGACGCGAGCGTCTTCAGTTCGGTCTCGGGCAGCGTCTCGGCGAGGTTCTGGAGGAACTCGTCGGAAGGCTCGTCGCTGTCGTCCTCGTCGTCCAGCGTGACGATGGCGCCGCCGTCCTCGGTGTCGACGACATCGCTCTCGTCGTCGACCTCGTAGAACTCGCCCTCTTCCGGCTGGTCGTCTTCGGGATCCATGCGGGCCTCAGATGGCGTAGGGGTTCACGCGGGGTTTCGGCGGAGCCGGGGCCTCACGGACGGACTTGCTTTCACGCTTTACACCGGAAAGCAGGCCCTTGTCCATGATTACGCGCGCGGCCTGGCTGAAAACGTCCACGAAGTCGTCGTGCTTGATGGAGCCGCCGCCCCGGAAGGAGCAGAGTTGGTCCAGCGCCGGCTCAACCCAAGTGCGCGGCCTGCCGGGCCGCTTCTCGCTTTCGGGTAGCCAGAAATAACCACGGGCGAACAGATGGCTTACCATGTGCAGGCGGGCCAACTTGTCGGCGCGACCGGGGTTGTAGGGGTAGGCGTGTATGCCTTCCTTTGACAGCGACTGGCGCAGGCTGATGCCGCTGCCCTTGTCCTCGATGATGAGCAGGTCGGGCTTGCGACCGCTGGTCATGGGCTTGGCGGGGCCGAACATCGGCTTGATGAGCGCCACGTCCTCGTCGTCGCCGTAGGCCACGTTCAACTCGCGCTTCACCCGGGCGATCAGTTCGGGCATCCCGAGGTGGTCGCTCCAGCAGTCGAGGACCAGCACGTTCATCACGTCCTCGTGCCAAAAGATGCCGAACACGGCGCAGGCCGACGGGTCGGGGTCGTGGGTGCGCTTGTTGAGGGTCTTCTCGGTGAAGGCCGTGTCGAGGGACATGATGATCCACTCGAACTTGGGCAGCGGCTTGCTGGCCGGCCACATCTTGAACCAGGAGCGGGCGATGATGCCGCCCTCCTCGGCGTCGATCAGTTCGCCTTCCAGTTCCTGACGGCCAAGTTTGGTGCCCTCGTACTTCTTGAGCGCCTCGAAGAAGGACGGCGCCAGGTTCTCCCGGTTGTCGTAGGTCGAGCCGCGGATGATGATGCGGCCCGGCTTGGGCTCCGTCAGCTTGCGGATCAGGGTCTTGGGCTTGGGCGTCGAGGTCCACATGACCTGCGGGTGGCGACCGAGACGCAGGCCGAACATGGCCATGTCCCACGTCTCCTCGTCACGGCTCCAAGCCGCCAATTCATCGCCCCACAAGGCGGCAAATTGGGGGCCGCGCAGGCGCTCCGGCTCCTCGGCGCTGAATCCCCGGATCGCGACGCCGTTGATGAGTTTGATTTGCAGGTTGGTCTTGTTGTAGTCTTCAACGAGTTCGGGCGGGATGACGTTAAGCAACCCGGAATGGCCTTCAAAACAGGTAAAGCGCACGTCATTAAGAGTTGGCGCGATTACTGCATGGGGAAGGCGCTCAGTGTCCCTGTATGCTTTCTTTCCAAGCCATTCAGCACCTACTTTAGTTTTTCCCCATCCGCGACCGGCCTGTATACCCATCTCCGTCCAGTCGGTTTCTGGTGGAATCTGGTCTGGTCGGGCTGTTGCGTGCCAGCGGGCCTGCCAGTCGAGGAACAGCAAGTCCTCCTTGGACAGGGCCATCAGTTGCTCGCGGGTGAACGTCAATGCAGTGTCCCCAGCAGGTCGAACATGTCGCACGGTAGCAGGACGTAGCCGCTCGGGGCGCCGCAGTCCGGGCCGTTCAGCAGGAAGCTGGTCGCCTCGTCGGCGTGGACCGTAGGATCCCCGTCCTTGTCGTACATGCGCACAAGCGGGATGCGCTGCCCATCGGCCATGACGAGGACGCCATGGGTGAGACTCAGGTAAGCCGCCTCTCCGGTGAGCCGCGCAACCACCTCGTCAGCCGTCATCCGACTGCCAGCCGTCCTCGGGCGACCAGCCGTCCAGCAGGGCGTCAATGACGACCGACACCGGGCCTGACACCTCGATCTCACCTCGCTCCATGCGCCGGACCCGCCTTTCGCCGTTCGCGCCGAAGCGCAGGATGTCAGCCAACTCCTGGCGGGTGAGATTAAGGTCTTCGCGGGCATCCCGCAACTCTTCGCCGGTCATCATGTCAAGCCACTCTCTGCAATTTCGATCTGTCGCCCGATCCAAGAAACAACCGGAATCGCCATGCTGTTTCCCAAACTTTTGTATCGGGGTCCGTCTGCTGCGGGCTTGCCGCGGTAGGGGATAGCGGTCCAGCCCGGCGGGAATCCCTGCAATTTCTCACATTCAATCGGGGTCAGGCGGCGGACTTGGAGGCCGGGTT